ATATATGCCGGGATTTTAAAAAATATTATTTATGAAAATAATATTTTTAATCAGTAATTATTGAATAATTTATAAAAATCTTAAAAAATTAATTTTCTAAATCTCGGCATATACCTGGTGTTACCGCCGCATCGTGTCTGGCTCGAGGGACAAGTCACTGCGGGTGTGGGACGCCGAGTATGGTGCGTGCTTGGCGACGCTAGAAGGGCACTCTTCCGCTGTGACGTCAGTGGCCTTTAGTCCCGATAGCCGCCGCATCGTGTCTGGCTCGGACGACAAGTCACTGCGGGTGTGGGACGCCATGTCTGGCACGTGCTTGGTGACGCTAAATGCGACTGACAGGGTGACTTCAGTCGCCTTTAGCCCCGACGGCCGCCGCATCGTGTCTGGCTCATGGGACAAGTCACTATGGGTGTGGGACGCCATGTCTCGCACGTGCTTGGCGAAGCTAAATGAGACTGACAGGGTGATGTCAGTCGCCTTTAGCCCCGACGGCCGCCGCATAGTGTCTGGGGGCGGCTTGTGGGACCAGTCTGTGCGGGTGTGGGACGCCATGTCTGGCGCGTGCGTGGCTACGCTAATGGGGCACTTTGGAGAGGTGAGCTCAGTCGCCTGGAGCCCCGACGGCCGCCGCATCGTGTCTGGTTCTCACGACGAGACTGTGCGGGTGTGGGACACCGAGTTTGGCGCGTGCGTGGCTACGCTAACGGGGCACTCTGGGGGGGTGAGCTCAGTCGCCTGGAGCCCCGACGGCCACCGCATCGTGTCTGGTTCTGATGACGAGACTGTGAGGGTGTGGGACATCGAGTCAAGAGCGTGCGTGGCTAAACTAATGACTCGCTTTGGAGAGGTGTTCTCAATCGCCTGGAGCCCCGACGGCCGCCGAGGGGTGTTCTCAGTCGCATGGAGCCCCAACGGCCGCCGCATCGTGTATAGCTCGTCCGACAAGTCACTACGGGTGTGGGACATAAGTAATTTATTACCCCGCGCTGGAGGGAATAAAAAGACCAATGAAAAAACACTAAATAAAAGAAAAAAGCTAATAGACACATATAAAAAATCGGATTTAGTAAAAATTGCTAAAAAAAATGAAGTGTTTTTAAAAACCCGTGATGATAAAGTTAAAACTAAACTGCAATTATTTAATTCGTTGAAAAGAAAAAAATTATTATAATTATAATCTTTAAAAAAATATTATAATATATTATAATATATTATAATATATTATAATATATTATAATGTCGAATTCTAATCAACCTATTAAAATTACAAATTATAAAACTTTTAATACAGGTAATACAAAATGTATTCAATCAATTGCATGGAGTTCAGATAGTCAATATATTGCATCTGGATCTACAGAAAAAAAAGCAAATATATGGAATATAAATGGTGAAAATTTAAAAGAATTTGAGTGTGATCAAACAGTTTCATCAGTTTCTTTTAATATAGATAATACTATTCTTGCAGTTGGATCATCAGCTTTGATGAATCAAAATTGGGGGACTAAAAAAAATGGTAATTATATTAATTTATGGAATATTAATTCAAATGAGATACTTTATACAATAAATCGTGATAATGGAATGCATGCTAAACAGAATACTATTAAATCAATTTCTTTCAGTCCAAATAATCAATATATTTTATATACTTCAACGAACAATACTATAGGAATATTTGATGTAAAGAAACAAGAACATGTTCAAAAAATATCAAGTGATTCTAGTTCAGTTGCATGGAATCCTAATATAGAAAGTAATACATTTGTATCAGGTTCAAATAGAAATATATTAATATGGACATGGAAAAGAAAAATTATAGGAGGATATGGTTATAAAATCTTAAAAACACTATATGGTCATAAACATATAATTAATTCAGTTGATTGGAGTCATGATGGAAAGTATATTGTATCAGGAGCTTCAGATGGAACTATTAAAGTATGGGATCCTGAGAATGGAACATGCATAAAAACTATTCAACCTACTACGACTAGAGAATATTCTGATTTTGATTCAGTTTCTTTTTGTCCAATAAATAGTAATTTAATCGTATCAATCTTTAATAAAAACTTATTACAAATATGGGATATTAATGGTACTTATATTGCAAATCTAACAATAATGGATAATTATCCTAATATTCGTTTTGAATCTGTTGCATGGAGCCCTGATGGTAATAATATTGTAGCCGGGCTTGATAAATGGGATAACCGTTCATATTCATGTAATCCTGAAGATCAAAATTGTGGATTAATAAAAATGTGGAATGTTAGTAGTTTATTAACACAAACTGGTGGTAAGAAACAGGGAAAGAAAGCAACGCTAAAGAAAGCACCTCTAAAGAAAGCACCGCTAAAGAAAGCAAACAAAATCAAAAAACTAATAGACACATATAAAAAATCGGATTTAGTAAAGATTGCTAAAAAACATGAAGTGTCTTTAAAAACCCGTGATGATAAAGTTAAAACTAAATTGCAATTATTTAATTCGTTGAAAAGAAAAGGATTATTATAATTTGAAGTAGAAAAGATTTTATTAAAAATGGATTTAATTTGATTTAGAATATTCTTAATAAAATAATTTTCCATATATTAATTATAATATATGGAAAATAATATTATTATTACATCCTATAAAAAAGTTACTGATATTATAACAGACTCAGATCAAAAATATAATAATCAAACATTTTATTGTACACCAGATGGAAAATATATTGCAATTTGTACTAATAACAACATGGAATTTAAGGGAGTTGTTAAAGTATATAATTCAGAATCTAGAGAATATATAATAGTAATAGAAGAAGAAGATTGCGTAGCGCTATCAATAGCTATTAGTCCTAATAACCGTTATATAGTTTATGCATTATCAAACTCTTTGATAAAAATACATGATATCCAGTCTGGTGAATTTGTATCTAAGTTGGAAGGTCACTCTAGTGGAGTACAATCAATTTGTATTAGTTCTAATGGTAAATATATTGTATCAGGATCAGTTGATAAATCTGTACGGTTATGGAATTTCAATTCTAATAGCACTAACCGTTTTAAGTGCGATAAAGTAATGGAAGGGCATTCTGATGTAGTTACATCAGTAGCATCAAGTTTAGACTGTAATAATATTGTTTCAGGATCAAATGATAAGTCTATTAAAGTGTGGAATGTCTTATCTGGTGATTGTATAGCAACTCTAACAGGTCATTATAATGGAATAAGGTCAATAGCATTCAGTTCTGATAATAGACGCATTGCATCAGGTTCAGTAGATAAATCTGTTCGTATATGGGATATTAATTCTAAAAAATGTATAAAGATTATTAGCGAGCTCGGAGATGAAGTGAATAAAGTTACATGGATTTCAGATGATAAACAAATTTTATGTAGTGACTATACTTATATAAATATATTAGAAACTAATACTACTAGAGATAGTAAATTTATATCTAGGTTCAATGTCAAAGAATCAGTTAGATCAGTTTCATTAATATCAGATAGTAATAGAATTATTGTATTAGGAGGGAGAAAAATAATAATATTTGAAGAAGAAAAAATAAATTTAGGATCATTTCCATTATTAACTAATGAATTAATGTTTCCATTTGATTATGTTAATAAAATTATGTCAAATTACACTTATTTCACAAAATATTTTCTTAAAAATTATCTTGTAACAAAAAATAAAAATAAAGAAATTAAAAATATGAATTATGCTGAAATGTTTAATAATATAAAAGATAATTTATCATTAAGTAATTTAAGTAAATTTTCTGATGTTATAATAGAGTTTATAAATTCTATTCCTAATGAATTAAATGAACCATTTTATAATCTACATCGGAAAGGAACAACTGATACTCGTGACTTTTTTTTAAATATTTATAAAAATATTATGCAAGAATATATTAAATTTTTAAATAATGTTTTTAAAAAAAAAAAAAAATATAATTTTATATATTTATATAATAAAAATAAAAATAATAAACATAAATCTTTATTACATAATTTTAAAAAAATTCCTATAAATCCTGTAAGTGGAAAACTTGAACTAAGCCCTTTAACTAGAATTGTTATTAGATATAATGTAGGTAGTAATGAAGGTGGGTTATCAAGAGAATTTTTTAAAAAGCTTGAAATACAATTAAATTATAAACAAGATTTATTAGATATGAAAAAAAAATTAAATAACTTAGGTATTAAAAGTGAAAGAAATTTAACTGAAATTAAAAATATCAATAATAAAATTAAAAATATAAAAGATTTACAAGATGAAAATATAATTGATGTATTAGTATTATCAAAAGTAAATGATAATCCAATATATATAAATAATAATAAATTAAAAATACTAATTTTAAATAAAATAGTTAGTGATATTAAAAAACATCTTAATAAAAATTTTATTTATAATTTCTTATATAATGAAGGTAAAATAGATTATAGTAATCCAGGTAGTTTTCTATTCGATGAAACTAATAATTTAAGCAATACTAATTATAGTGAAGCTGCAATTAAAAAATATATTAAAAATAAAACTAATTCTAATAAGAATATAATTGATTCACAATTATTATTAAATAAAAATATAATTAATTCACAAAATAATTCTTTATTAAAATATATAAGCTCAGAATTTATTGATAATAATAATGTTTATAAAAACTTTTTAGATTTCTATATTTCACATTTTATAAATTTTGAATTATCAGCAGATAATATTATAAATAAATTAAATTTTTTGAATATGAATACTACGCCAGAATTTAAACTTAAATTTAAAGCATTATTAAAAAATTTATCTGGAGAAGAACTTAAAAAATTCAACTCATGTATATCAGGATCATTTAAAGAACAACCTGTATATACAATAGAGATAATGAGTGGAAATATTATAAATAATTACTCCACTTATCATACATGTTTTAGTAAAATGGATATATGGGGAATGGAAAATTTTATAACTAATTTTTTACAATTTGAAAATAATTCGAATAATTATAAAAAACTTATTTTAAAAGACAAATGTAAAAAAGATTTTATGGAGACGGTTGATGTAGCATTAGCAGCTGGATTTAATATGGCTTAAAAATCATTCGATATTTCAAAATTATTTGAACTCTCATTTGCAATCTTAGATTTAGCATATTCTCCTACTCTCACTTCGAAGAAATTGGACTTTGGTCGAAGTGAAATTAATTCCATGAAATCAAATGGATTTTCCGCCATCCATAATTTCTCATATCCTAATTGAACTAATAATCTATCTGAAACAAATTCAATATATTGTTTCATTAATTCTGCGTTCATTCCAATCATTTCACATGGAATAGAGTTTACAATAAAATCTTTCTCGATTTCAACTGCTTCTCTGAAAATCTCATAAACAACCTCTTTATCCAATTTATTTTGAATCATTCCATATAAAGTGCATGCAAAATTACAGTGCATTCCTTCATCTTTACTAATTAATTCATTGCTAAATGTTAGACCCGGCATGAGACCCCGTTTCTTAATCCAATAAATGGCACAAAAACTTCCCGAAAAGAAGATTCCCTCAACAATAGCAAATGCTAATAATCGAGTTGCAAAGCTAAACTCTTCATTTTTAATCCATTTATAAGCCCAGTCTGCTTTTCGTGCAACACATGGAATATTCTCAATCGAATTAAAAATATGGTTTTTTTCGGTTTCATCTTTAATATATGTATCAATTAATAAACTATATGTTTCGTTATGGATTGATTCATTAAATATTTGATAAGAATAAAATGCTCGGGCTTCCGGTATTTGAATCTCATTCATAAATCGAGCTGCTAAATTCTCCATTACAATACCATCACTTCCAGCAAAGAAGCCAATAATATTTTTAATAAAATATTGTTCATTTTGGTTTAATTGTTCCCAATCATTAACATCTTTTGCTAAATCAATTTCATTTACTGTCCAAAATGAACTTTCGGCATTTTTATATAATTCATATAAATGATCATATTTAATTGGAAAAAGTACGAATCTACTCTTATTTTCTTTTAACAAAAATTCTTCTTTATCAAAGTCTTTTGATGCAGATTGATAATTAACTTTTTCTAAACTCATATATTTATATACTAACATTTTTTTAAATCTGGAATTATATATAAAAATATTTTTATCTATTACTAATAAAATGGAACAAATAAAAGATATTGAACAATCAGTATTGTTTAATTATTGGGAAACATTATGTATTAAAACAATTTTAAATATACCTGCAAGCAATTATTTAAAAAAACCATATTTAGAAGAATACATTATTGATTTATCGCAATACATTAAAAAAGAAGAATTATATGAAAATATTGGTGATTATATTCATAATAATAATGTAGCAAAAGATGATATTATTATTTTTATATCAAATATGATTGATTTTGATATGACAGAAAAAAAAATATTTCAAAAATTTGTTTATCAAAAAAAATCTTCTAAAGAAAAAAATAATTTTATTGTAAATGTTATTTATTTTATAATTACTTATTATCGATTTTATATGACAATAACTGAGTTTTTATTTGATTCTAGAAAAGAAGATAATGAATTATATCAATTTATATTTCTCTTAATAAAAAATAATAAAGAAGATATTCAGCAAAAACGGTGCGGAGATCTTAATTTTAATATATTCTTTTATTGTTTTAAACAATTATTAAATGAATATTTAAAAATTATGGATTATTTGATTTCGAATGATTTATATCGATCTGTTGATAAAGTTGAAATTTTTAATAACTTTTTTCAGAAAGTTTTTTGTCACTGGTATGAACAATATAAAAAAGATATAGTTGATAATAATATTATAAATAAAATAGGAGAAAATGTTGTTATAAAACCACCCAGAAAAAGCCGGTTTTTTTCAAAATTACTATGTTTTGATGTCGTTGAAGATTAGTATTATATAATGAAATCCAACAACATTTTTCATCTTTTCTTGTTGATCTTAATATGTAAAAAAATTGATTATTATAAATATAAAATAAAAAATATAAATATAAATATATAGAAATCATGCAACATCAAGACTGGAATACAATTACAATTGGTAACCCTTCTAAAAAAGTTGTTCAAAAAGATATTGTTAAAAAAGATGGAGATAATGCAGTAAGAGATAATCTTAGCAAACTAGATAAGGATAATGCGGAAACATTTAATCACACTAAAATTCCATCGGCAATTTCAAAAGAAATTGTAAAAGCACGAATGGCGACAAAATTAACTCAAAAAGAGGCTGCTCAAAAAATGAATATTCAACAAAATGTATATACTGAACTTGAAAATGGAAAGGCACTTTACTCTGTTGAAACAAAAAAATATATTAATCAATTGGAGCGAATTCTTAAGGTCTCATTAAAGGGAAAGGGAACCTAGGTTCCCTTCTAAACCCTCCTATTATATCAAATGTAACTTTATAAGTTATGTTTTAGGAGTTATCTTTATAATCCCAAATATTATATTTTAAATAAAAAATAAAATATAATATAATTATATAATAATAATGTCAAATACAAAAGACTTTAAAAAATTAAAAGATTATAACTGGGGTCTTGGAATTGAGCATGAAATGCATGTTTTTCACGCGCCTCAATCTCAAAAAGAACCCATAAAAGACTTTATTTTATTTGATTCTGATAGTGTTGTTCAACGTCTATTAATTGCCAAACAAGAAGGAAAATTAGATATATCAGATGATGACTATGAATTTTTAAAAAGTGTTCCCTTTGAAACCAGTGGTCGCCTATGTAATAATCAATGGGTCATTAAAAAAGTTCCCTTTAAAATGCCTGAATTTGTAACATTTGAACCCTTTTGCTCATTAAGAAATAAAAGAGATTTACTTAATATGAGTTTAGATATAGTAGAGCTTAAAAATAAATTTTATAAATTATTGCTCTTAGATAAACAAACACAACGTTTAGTTAAAAAATATGGCGAATTAGTCGAATATCCTTATGGAATGACTCGTTATTTAAAATGTCCTATTGGAAAAAGAGGTGATTTTTATATTTTTGAAAAGAAAAAAGATGGATCTGCCGTAGTTCGTCCCGAATATAATGGAAGTTATCATATTACATTTACTTTACCCCATAAAGAAACTATTACAACTTCAGAATTCATTAAAATTCACCAAAATTTCGCTAATCAATTACAATGGTTAGAACCATTAATGTTAACCGCATATTTTAGTGGAGATGAATATGCTCCCGGAACTATTAAAAAACGAGTTCGTGGAAGTTTCCGCGTAATGATTATTGGTTGGGGAAATTTGGCCGGATCAGATGTTCGTTTATTTAAAGACGGAATTGGAAGATACGCAAAAACAGAAACTTATTGGCGCAAAAATATGATTTTCGAAGATGTTGATAAATTATCTCCTTGCTATCCTCCTAGTCCAGCTGCTTTAAAAGAAAAAGCAATTACTAGTTTAAGTTCCGATTTTAGAACATTCGGTTCAACCGATCCTGATCGTCCCGAACATCGTGAATCAGGAATAGGAATGACTGTTCCTAATGGAATAGAATTCCGCATTTTTGATCACTTTGCTGATAAAGATATTCAAAATTTATCTATGTTTGTTTCATTAGTAGCAGAAAATAGCCACGTTACTCAAACTAAAGGATATGTTTATAAAAATAAAACATGGATTAAAGAATTACATAATATTATGCAAAATGGATATAAAGCAAAATTATCCGCCGCCTATATTAATATTCTTCGTACAAAACTAGGATTGAAAATAAATACAAAATCTATTATTGCATTTGATGTTTTTAAACAAATTTATGATGAATTATATAAGAAAAATATTAATGGAGAATGGAGCAAAATATTTAATAGTTTACAACAATCTTATATTAGTAGAAATTCACCAAGAATAAATATTGTTCCTCAAATAAATAAAAAGTCTTGGCAATTAGCATTTATGGTAAAAGCTAATAGAAAAAAAGGAATTATTACAAAATATAATAAATTATCTGATTATTTATCTTTTGTTAAAAAGATTGATTATATGAAATTTAGTACTGCAATTGTTGATATTTTTGGTAAAAATTGGAAGAATGATGTGGATGATATTGCTTATTTTTATGAAACTTATAAAGAGGTTGAAATAGTTAAGAATCAAAATGGAACAATTAAATCATTAAAGATAAACAATAAAATAGAAAATATAAATAATTTTAATATTAGAATAGAAAGATGTTTCAATGAACCAGTATTAAATATTTTATAAATTATAAATTATAATTTTTTTATATTAATATTGTTTTATATTATATAGTAAAAGTAATATGGATTTTTATCTTATTATATGGATTATAATTGGCGCTTTAGCTGCAGCTGTACCAGTAACTCTTGTTAAAAAGTATACTGAAAATAAGGATATAATCTATATAATATTATCAATGATATCTTTTGGAGTATTAATTTATGTTTATTCTATTATTTTGAAAAATAGAAGTATTATTATAATTTGTCCAATAATAAAAGTAATATCAATATTGTTTGTTGTTTTATTTGGATATTTCTTTTTCAATAATAAAATAGATGCAAAAATAAGTTTAGGAATATTATTTGGAATAGCGTCAATTTATTTGTTATCTACAGAAACGTAAACCAGCCTTTTGTTAGTGGTTCATCTTTTTTAATAGAGATCTTTTTCTTTTCACCATTTATCCAACCATCATATATATCTTCTTTGATATAACCTATTTTAGGATTATCTTTTTCATCATCTGAAATATAATCATTATCATCTAGGCAACCTTGATTTGGACACATTCTTGGTTTTTCATTGCGCCAATCCCATTCTTTACAATCAGTCAAATTTGGAAAAATAAAGTCAGTTTTTAATACTTTTTCCTCATAAAATTTATTTACATCCGGAAAATAAATTTTAATTCCATCATTTCTTTTTTGCTCATCTGTAACTTCAGGTTTATATTCAAGATTCATTTCGGCAAGCAAAACATAAAAATCTTTTCCTCCAAATACACCATATCCACCATACTCATTTTCTATCCATCTTCGGCCTTTATCATCCCACATATAGATAGTTCTACAAGGAAATTTTCGGGTTCCATAACCAGTAATAATAATAGATCGATTTGAGTTTTGAGTAACCCAGCTGAAATGGGCCATGTTTTTATTAAATTATAATTATTAATTATAATTTATCTTTAAATTATAATCAATTTTTAGTATGAAATATAATAGTTTATAAGGATACATATAGCAAGTAGGTTCCCTTATTGATGGAATAGGAGGGTTTAGAAGGGTGCGCGCAGAAAGTAGGTTCCCTCTGAACAGGAGGGTAAGATGGAATAGGAGGGGTGTAAGGGGAACCTTAGGTTCCCTTTCTAGGTTCCCTTTCTAGGTTCCTCTTTTTTCTAGTTACTTAATTTTACATCAGATGAAGCATAACTACGATTTTGAATCCAAGGAGTATCATCTTGAAACATAGAATACATACCAGACATAGATAAAATAGGAGTGTGTACATTTTGTTCATCTTCAAATGATTTTGGTATATAACGATATTCAATTTTGGGAGGAGGACATTGTAAATTGCTTTTTACATATCCAACTGCAACTAATACAATTCCAATAATAGCTAAAACTAATATAATTGATTTCATATTATATTAATTATATAAAAAATTTATAAATAAAATTTAAAAAATATATTAAAATTCACTATTAGGAATCTCAATATCATGCTCATTAAATTCTGTACACAAATTAACATATATATGTGTTGAATTCTCGTATAGTTTAAAATCATACACTTTTCCATAAAGATTAATAGTTGCCTTAGTAGAATTAATTTGATGAAGAGTCATTGCTCTATCATAAACTTCTTCCTTTGGGCCAGGAAATGGAAGACGAAAATTTTGATAACGTTCATCAATTATTTTTTCAAATATATGAAAATAACATTTTTGTGGGGTAATAGGAGTAATCTCAAATCTAGAGCTTAAAATTAGAAGAAAGATTGTAAAAAATACAAGATCAAAACAACCTACCATTTTAGCTCTTTTTTATAAAAGATATAATGAATATAATTAAATTAAAATAATTATCAATTTTTTTACATATCAGTAATATAGGCTAATACAGATAGATTGTCCTTTTCAATTGATATTAAGTACTTTTTATCATATGCTGATATATGAATATTATTTGTTAAATTTTGTTCTAACAAAAATAATATTTTTGGTTTTAAATAGTTAAATATGATTTCTTCTTCACTTGCCGATGTAGCTTCTTGAATAGGTACTTTTTCAGTAGGTGCTTGTGGAGGTCCTTGCGTAAGTCCTTGAGTAGGTGATTGAGTACCCCTTAAATTTCCTCCTTCAATAGCTTTATCAATATCATTCTCTTCTGTTTTATTCGATTGAAAGTTTTCAATTGAATAATTGTAACATTTTTTTTTACTAACTTCTGATTGATTTACTTTAGTTTTAATAAGATCGTCGTCATCTTTATCTAATCCAGGATTAACTTTTCTTAAATAATAAGAATCAGTTAAGATAAATAAAATAAAAAGAAAAATTATCGCGTTTAAAATCATTTTATTTCTTAAAAAATATAGATTTTCTAAAAAAATTATAAATCAATTTTTAGACATAAAGATTACGTGATAATAATAATATATAAAAATGAATAGAGTCGAACAAATGAAAGAAATCCAGTCTAAGGCATTAGAATTATTTACACGAAAAAATATTGATTATGGAGATGCATTTGCTAAATATGGTGTTATTGGCGTATTAATGCGAATTGAAGATAAGATTCAAAGAGCAATGTCAATTACTAAAAACGGCGTTAATTTAGTAAATGATGAAGGAATTAAAGACACATTACTTGATTTACATAATTATGCTGCAATGGCGCTAATGCTATTAGAAGAAAACTAGAGGGAACCAATGTTCCTCCTTACCTCCTCCTTTTCTCTTTATGTCCTCCTTTTCTCTTTATTTCAGATACCCAATTTTTCTATCCTTTAATTTTTCTAAAATTAATATTCTTTTTTTCATATCTTTAAATAATATTGATGATAAAATAAAGTTTTTAACATCTTTTCCGTAATAATCTTTGAATAATTCTAATAAAGTAGTGTCATCTTGTTGAATAGAATAAACATTATTATTAATAGATATCCATGCATTTTCTTTATTATTATGTTTTTCAAAAATGTTTTTATTAATAGGAATATTATTAAAATCATAATTATTAAATATATTATTTAAGGAATTTGCCATTCTATATGTTTTATATAAGAAAATATTTTGTGTTATACGCAAATGATGATAATGAATAAGAGCAATTATATACTAGATTCTGTCTGATAGAATAGGAGTCATTATATAGTCGATTCTGTGTGATGGAATAGGAGGGATCTAAAGGGAACCTAGGTTCCCTTTGAGGAGGGGTTGCAGGGGAACTTTAGGTTCCCTGCTAGGAGGGATGTAAAGGGAACCTAGGTTCCCTACTAGATAACTATAATAGTAAATGCAATTAATAATATAATAATCCAAGGAATAAATAAGTAAGTTCCCATAACAATATTTTTTATAGAGAGCATTGGAACTGATTTTACTGTATTTATATTTCTTATAGTATTATTTATAGAAGCATTATTTTTATCCATATATATATATTATAAAGATAATATTGCGTAATATTTTATATTTATTTATATATTTTTTATATAAATGAATACAGTTTATGTTTTAGTAGAAGCTAAAAAGGAGTATACCAATGAGTTACAAAAAATATTAACACCGCGTTTATATGAAGGATTAAAATCAATATACGAAGATATTTTAAATATAATTAATGAAGAAGTTAGAGAAAAAAATGTACAAAGTTCGAGTGTTATAAAAGTTTTCCAAAAAAATTTAAAAGAAATTCCACAATGGAATCAAGAACTAATTAAAAAAGAATATTCTCGCATAGAAAAATTATCAAAATGTGATTATTTAGAAGATTTATTAGAAGCTGTATTTATAACAAATACTAAAATTCTTACATCTGTTCAAGTAAATGATGATAATTCCAAAAATATAAAGATTAACATACCACAACCATCACATTTTATTCATAAATGTTATATGGAATGTGCCAAAGAAGTATACAAAAATCCATATATATTTGATACTTCTAAAGGTTTAACACCCAAAGAAAGACATAATAATTTAAGAGAAGCATTAATATTAATAGATACTTCTATTAATAATGCTATTCGTGATTTATTACCTATTCGTGATATTTTAAAGCAAGGTTTAACAAAAATGTTAAATAAAAAAGGAGGTAACAGTCATAAAAATTATAGTAATAATAATACATCTGAAACATCTGAAACATCGGCAATAGGTGCTTCAAATGAAATAGAAGAAGATGATGTGGAAGAAGATGATGTGGAAGAAGAAAAGGTAGAGGTGAAGGAAGATGAAGTGAAAGCTGAAGTTGAAGAAATAGAACCAAAGAAAGATCTAGATGAAATAAATAATATGGAAGGTGGTGCTGAAAATAAAAATGATGATATTCAAAGTAAATATGAAAGTATATTTTCACAAGAAGTAGTTAATTTAAATAATTCTGTATCCTCTATTTCTGAACAAGAAGAAGAAGAAGTAGAAAAAAAATCAGAACTACCTGTAGTTGAACTAAAAGAAATAATATATCATAAAGAATCAAATAATGCTCCTAAAAAAATAAATAGTGTAGAAAAAATGGAAGGTGGTGAAAAAATTCAACCTGATTTAGTTCAATTAACAAGAGAATCTGATATTATTCCTCAAAGAATGCAATTAAAAAGAGATGTTGAACCAAAAGTAGTTAGCGTTCCAACAATTAAAAAAGAGCTTAGTGATAGAACACCTTTCATAAAAACAGTAAATCAAAAGATATTTTTTAAAAATAAATTCAATGGAGGTAATAAAAATAACTCTTTCTATAAACAAAAATATGAACAAAACTCGGCAAACTACCACTCTATTTCTAATACTGATGCAGATAAAAAGAAAGAAATATCATTAGATGCAACTATTGCAAGTATTTTAGAAGAAAAAAATAATATAAAAAGTCAAGTTATTAGAAATAAAATTGTTTTAGATGAATATTCATCTGAAGAGGAAGATGAACATAATTTAGAGCTCTAAGCAGGGAACCTAAGGTTCTCCTGCAACCCCTCCTCAAAGGGAACCTAGGTTCCCTTTAGATCCCTCCTAGCAGGGAACCTAAGGTTCTCCTGCAACCCCTCCTATTCCATCAAAGGCAAAAGAATTTAGAATTAGAATCATTTATTTACCGGGATTAATTAGACTATTAAAAATCCAGATGGATACTTAGTGCATAGTATGCACTCCCATTTAGATCTCTTCTACCAGATAAGAAAAGTTACTCTGTTCTTCTCTAATTAGTTTAATTTAAAAAAAATAAATGTATATTTTTAATAAATGAACCTAGTAAGCATATTATATGAGCCATACTTCATTATAATTGTTTTATCGTTAATCGTTGTTTTAATAGCCTATTTATTATTAAAAAATGAAAAACCTTCAAAGAAAGGCCAAGAAGAAAATACTATGCCACTTTCCCGTAAATTATTATACACATTTTTAATTTCTTTTATCTCATTTATTGGTATATACTTTGTTTTTAAAAATTTTACTAAAGGATCAACAGTATTAACTGGTGGATCTCAAATATCTCCAGCAGATTTAGCAGAAAAATTAACCATGGTTGCCGATGATGTTGAATTTGGTATATTAGAGAATTAGAATTAATCTTATAAGGAAATATAGTTTTTTTATTTATTAAATAAAAAAACTTTGGATTGGCCCCATATTTTGCGTAATGAATTATAAAAAAATATCATAAATATAATAGAACAGATGAGTTTGCAATTAAAAAAATTCAATATGAACATGATCCGTGATGATTCGGTTGTTGTAATGATTGGTAAAAGAAATACAGGTAAGTCTTTCTTAACCAAAGATTTATTATATTATCATCAGGATCTCCCTGCTGGAACTGTTATCTCTCCAACTGAAAATGCAAATAAGTTTTATTCTGATATTATACCCCCAATTTTTATACATGATGAATATGTACCGAAGATTACCTCCGATTTTATAAGTCGGCAGAAAAAACTGAAGAAACGCATCATGCAAGGCGAAAAAGATATTGACAACCGGGCCTTTTTAATTATGGATGACTGTTTGTACGATAACGATTGGAAAAAAGATAAAGTCATAAGGGAAATCTTCATGAACGGAAGGCACTGGGGAGTGTTTTTTATGCTCTCAATGCAATATGCCATTGGGATTCCACCAAATCTGCGATCAAACATAGATTGGGTCTTTTTATTGAGAGAAAATAATATTCAGAACAGAAAAAAACTGTACGACAATTATGCAGGAATGTTTCATACTTTTGAAATGTTCTGTCAAACAATGGATGCTTGCACAGAGAATTTTGAATGTTTAGTTATTCATAATGGTGCAAAAAGTAATAAACTAGAGGACCAAGTATATTGGTATAAAGCAGATGATCACAGTGATTTTAGGGTATGTTGCCCTGAAGCCTGGGAATTTAGCGAACAAAATTATGTAGCTGACGATGATGAAAATGAACAGAATGTTAATGATCTATATAAAAAGAAAAGTAAAGTTAATTTAAAAATTAAAAAATTATAATAAAGATTTTATTTAGGTTGAAACCTGAACAAGATGTAATGAATAAATATTGATAAAATAATATTTATAATATTATAATATATTTCTTTGGTAAGGGAAAACCGCTCCCGCAATTGCGGGAGCGGTTTTTATCAATAATATATTTGATAAAATAATATTTATAATATTATAATTTATTTTCCCTTAAGGGAAACTTGCTTTCCCTATAGGGAAAGCAAGTTTTATGTGTATTTTTTCGATAAAATTTAATTAAAATTTAAAAATATAATTTATTCCTTTAATATTTTTTATAAAAAATTAATTTTGTTTTTTATTTTTTGTTTTTAAAAATAAAAGCAAATAAACTAATTTAAAAAGATAGTTATATTATTTTATATAATAGATGGAAAACTTAAATATTGTTGAATTAATAGAAAAAAATCCTATTTCAAAACTTTCAAATGAATATAATAATAAATTATTAAATAAAATTAAAAATAATTTTGGTGAATATGAACAACAATTGTTTATAAGTAGTTTTTATTGTTATTTAAATTATGATAAAAATATAGATTTTGTAATAGATTTAGATAATATATGGAAATGGTTAGGATTTCAACAAAAAGTAAAATCTATTTCATTATTAGAAAAAAATTTTAAGATTGATATAGATTATAAAAATATTTCATTCGATATTTTTAATGAAATTAATGAAGAAAATATTATTAAATTAGAAGATACTGAAAAAGATATTATAAATGATGAATCTGATTTAAATAATAAAAAAATATATAAAAAACACGGTGGTCATAATGTTAAAAAAATATTTTTAACTATTAAGTGTTTTAAGTCATTTTGTTTAAAAGCTCAAACACAAAAAGCATCAGAAATACATGAATATTATATGAAGCTCGAAGAAGTATTACAAGAAACAATTCAAGAAGAGACAGATGAATTAAGACTTCAACTTGAAAAAAAAGACAATATTATTTTAGAAATTAAAGAATCAGCTGAAAAAGAAAAAAAAGAATTAAAAATAGAAAAGCAAAGAGAAATTGAAAAAGCAATTATTTCTCAATTTCCACAGAATACAGAATGTGTTTATATTGGTACAATTGATAATACAAATGGATTTGGCGAAAAACTTATTAAGTTTGGTAATAGTAATAATCTAAATCAAAGAGTATTAGATCATCGTAAAGATTATAATAATTTTAATTTAATTGAAGCTTTCAGAGTTCAGAATAAAGTAGAAATAGAAAACCTTATTAGAAATTATCCAAAAATAAAAAATAATATACGATCAATAGAAGTAAGAGGAAAAAGTAAAACAGAACTTATTGCATATGATGATACATATTTTACAATTAATAAAATAAAGAAATATATAAAAGATATTATTCATTCTAAAACATATAGTATAGATAATTTTAATCAATTATTAAAAAGAAATGATGAACTTGAAAATGATAATAGAGAATTAAGAGAAAAAGATAAACTTAATAAAAAAATAATTGAAGAACAAGATCTTAAAATTAAAGATTTAAGTGAAATTATTAAAAAACAAGAAAAAACAATAGAAATTACTAAAATAGAGAGTGAATGTGTTTATAAAAATGAAATACTACCTGAAGATGATATAACAAAAAGATTTAGTGAATTTATTTCAACTGCTTGCATAGTTCGTCCAGATGTTGAAGAATCATCTACTAATATAGAAGGTCAATTTCGCATTTGGAGTAAAACAAGACCTAAAAAAGAAATATTTCATTTATTAAAAAATTATTTAGATACACGATTTAAAGCTGCTCGGATTTCAAATCAAAATAAAAATCAAATTGTTCATGGATATATTGGAGTTAAATTAAAAGAAATTGAATATAAAAAAAGATATAAAAATGATGATGTTGAAACATTTATTTTTCAAGCATGTCAATTTACACCAAGTGGAAAAATTTTGTACTCTACATTACTAACTGAATATCATCGATGGAAGAAAAGTGTTAATAAAGAGTATAGTTATAGTGATTTAGATGATATAAAAAAATATTTAAACTCTAGTGAACATGTTATTAGAGCTACTGTTTGGATAGATAATACTTCAAATGAAGGATATTATGGATTATCATTAAAATGTAATGAATTCAAATATAAAACTACATCATCTACTGGTAAAAAAGTAACTAAAATTGAGCTTTCTACTGGAAATATTCTTCAGACTTGGGAAACAATTGCAAAAGCAGCACAATATGAAAATATTTCTACTGCAAAAATGAGTAGAAGTATAAAAAATAAAACTATTTTTAATGATTATTATTATACAGCTAATTGTTTAAATATAACATTTGATGAGGAAAGTATTACTGAAAATACGGTTGAAAGTACGGTTGAGAATAAGGTTGAAAATACAGTTGAAAATACAGTTGAAAATAATACAAACGAATTATAAATTTTTTATTAAATAATATACTTAAAGAAATATTAAGTATATTATAAAACACCCTCCTATGAGTAAAGAAGTTCAATATAAATTAGCTGAAAGTATAAAAGAAAAATATGATTCGTTAAATATAATTTCCAATGAAACGGAACCTTATACATTATATTGTGAAAAAGATATTGCAAAAATTTGTAATACAAATACAATAAGATGTATTACACGAGATTATGACGAAAATGATAAAATAAAAGTAAGTTCAAAAACAAAAGGTGGGTTACAACCCATGAGTTATTTAACTTATTCTGGATTATTAAAATTTTTAGAAAAAAGTAAAAAAAAAGAGACAGTTGACTTTATAAAAATGTTTGATATTGATATTAAAAAAAATATTTGTATTGAAACTACTGTTATTAAGTCTATATTAGATGCATTTAAAGGAGAAAATATTGTTATAAAATATAAAATAGATAATTATTTTATAGATTTATATTTTAAAGATTATAATTTAGTAATAAATTGTGAAGAAGATGATAAAATTAAAGAAGAATATATTAAGTCAAAAATAAATTGTAATTTTATTAAGTATGATCTATCACAAAAAAATTTTAATATTATTCATCTTATTAATGATATTTATATATTTATAAAAAATAAAAATAAAAATATAGAGTTAAAAGAAAATAATCTAAAAAAAGAATTACCTATAGATGAATTTTCTGTAAAATTTATTACAGAATGTTGTATTATAGGAAATGAATTTAAAGAATCATTTTCAAATATTGAAGGACAATTTCGTATTTGGAGTAAAATAAAACCTAATAAAGAAGCATTTACTTCATTAAAAAATTATTTAGATAGTCAATTTAAATCTTCTAGAATCCAAAATAAAAATGGATATATAGGTATTCAATTAAAAGATATTGAATATCATAAAAAATTTGTAGAAAATGATGTAGAAAATTTCATTTTTGAAAAATGTATATTTTCACCAACTGGTAAAATTTTGTATTCTGTATTACTCACAGAATATCAAAAATGGAAAGAAAATTTAAATAAAGAACTTAATAAAGATGACTTGAAAGAAATAAAAAAATATTTAAATTCATGTGAGTATGTACTTAGATCTACAGTGTGGGTTGAAAATAAATCTAATGAAGGATATTATGGATTAATATTAAAATCAGATGAAAATAAAAAATCAACATCTGTTGCTAAAAAAATAAATAAAATTGAAGCTTCTACTGGAAAAATTATAGAATCATGGGATAGCTTTGCAAATGCAGCTGAATGCGAAAATATTTCTACTTCAAAAATGAGTAGAAGTGTTAAAAATAAAACTGTTTTTAATAATTATTATTATGTTGCTGATTCTTTAACTCATATAGAAGAATAATCATACCCCAACCAACTTATTATAATATTCAATAATCTTTGGATTTGCCCTTATTTTTGAATAATCAACATTAATCAAAGATAAACCATTAATATTCTTAATTCTGGACAACACAACATATGCCTGTCCGTATTCAAAAATACTAGTCCCAATATCAGTCTTCACCAATTCCAAAGACATTCCCTGCGCTTTATGAATTGTAATTGCCCACGCATGAATCAACGGAATCTGCACTTTTTTCACATTATAATTATCCTCTTCAATAATATATTCTTTTGCCGCTATTTCTATAATAACTCCATTCAAAAAAGAAACCACTGGATATTTATTGATTGAGAAACCAATAATAATTCCACGACTTCCATTTGCCAAATTACTTTCCGGCATGTTTACATTTAACATTACTTGACAATTCTTAGTTAATACTACTTTTTCTTCAATCTGATATTGCTGATTAATTAACTCTTTAAAATAATCCTTCTTCCCATCAACAATATTTTTACTATACACATATTTCGACTCAAAAGTATGATTTTCCATTCCCATATTAATCAACCGTTCCAATTGCTCTTTATTATATTGTTCAACCATATTCTTTCTCGAAAAAAGAATGGTTGGCTCAATTCCCAGAGTATTTTGCAAATCAACATTTAGTCGCGCATCTAATACCTTCTTTACTTCTTCGTCTACAACTCCCACGCGAACTTTATTCAAGATTTTCTGCAAATTAACATCGTCCTGTCTTATAATTTCATCAAAATAAAAAGTCTTATCAATAACTGTATCCCACGAAAATGATTCAAAACAAAAGTTATTTGATTTAACCGGTGGTAACTGTAAAAAGTCTCCCGATAAAATAATTTGAATTCCTCCAAAGGGCATATCATTTTTCCTGATTTTACGCGCCAAAGTTTCTAATTTGTCAAAAATATCAGGATCCATCATAGAAATCTCATCAATAATTAAAACACCGGTGGTTAACCATCGCTGTTTTAAACTTCGCATTTTATAAATCTTATTGTAATATTCAATTACATCTTTATCTCCAATTCCAATTCCTGAATATCGATTAATTGTCATTCCATCTATTAAAAGTGATGATAATCCTGTAGTACTAGTTACATATATTTTACTTCGATCATTTTCCATTTTATCTTTATACCAATTAATAAAATAAGATAAAAGATAGGATTTGCCTGAACCACCTGGTCCGGTTAAAAATACATTTTTCCCATTTTGCATTTCGCGAAATGCTTCTACTTGTTTTGCAGTTAGATTCATTTTTATTGATTACTTAAACTAATCCAAAAATAAAAAGAATATTATTTTTAATATCAATTTTTAGCAATTTTTTAATAAATTATATATTCTAATTATATATATGAGTAAAATTATACAAAAAAAGAATATTAAGAATAATACTTTATGCATAATTGCCGACATCATTATTATAGGTATAACACTACTTGTCATTGACATGTTATACCTTAATCTTATAAAAGAAACTTTCAAAAAACAAATTGAAGAAGTTCAATCATCACCCATGAAAATAAATATATCTGCCGCGGCTATTTGTTATGTATTCCTTATTTTTGGATTATATTACTTTGTTATAAGAGAAAATAAAAGCTATATGTATGCATTTTTATTAGGTATTGTGATATATGGTGTTTATGAAACAACATCAATGGCCCTTTTACAAAAATGGAAATGGCAAACAGTTATTATGGATACATTATGGGGTGGTATATTATTTGCCATTACAACTCTTATTTTTAAAGAAATTAAAAAAATATATTAAATAGGCAAAATCTTCAATTTTTTTAAATTTTTATTATAATACTGATAATCTTTAAATAATATATGATTATTTTTATTTATATTATATAGACTACCATCATAATATTTAAATTGTGCAGGACCACGTATCTGATAATATATATTATTATTTAATTTAACCTTTAATTCTTTTAATAAAATATTATTATATGATATGAAATTGTAAGGAATTTTATCACCTTCTGTATCATATACATCTTTACTTAATAAATTATAATATATGCTTTTATTTTTATATACTTCTTTATTTTTAATTGTATGTTTTCGTTGTAAAACTTCTTCTAATGATAAATCTTTTAAAAAATCTATTATTTTTCCATATTGATCACAATAATTTCCATCTTCATCAACATATAATGTTTTTGATAATTTATATATATAATGATCATTCTTTCCATATCTAACTATAGAATTTATATAATTTTTTGATTTATCTTTTAATATTAACGGTATTTTTAAATTTATATTATTATTAGCAATTATTGTATTTTTACCGTATAATTGTATTTCTTTTTTAATATATTTTAACATTGGTTGCGTATATTCTAATACTTTAATATTAAATCTTTTAACAATTTCTTCAACAATATTTACTTTATTTTTTGGAACAAAAATTATTTTTATTTCATTCTCTTTAGTACCATTAAGTAATCCTATTTCACCGTTTATATTTGATCTAATTTGATGGTGAGAGTTTTTTCTATCAGATTTTATTCCATAAATTACTGGAAATTGGTTCAATACCAAATTTTTTTCTAATGGTGTTAATTGATTATATTGATTTAATATTCTTTGTGAAATATAAGAAGAATTATTACGTAAATTTTGTAGAAATGTGGAATTATTCTTATTAACTATAAAAAGTATAGAATATGTTAATGCATCTTTAATATTCATAATACTAACAGTTGAAATATGTTTTTGACTAACTCCAGTAAGTCTATTTTCATGTTTAAAAGTTCTAGTTACTTCTCCTGTAAATGGTATTTTACCTTCATTTTTTAATACACCTGTCGGTTTTAATTTTCCTTCGAAATTACTATATTCTGTAAAAGCTAATAATGATGCAGATGTAGAACCATGAAATAACTGAGCACCATTTAAAATTGTTTTTGTTAAATCATATTTTTGTAATTCAGCTTTTATAGAATTTTTTATATATTGGTTATGTTGCCAATATACTCGCCTAGCAACTTCACTTCTAAGTTTATCTAAAGATAATTCATTTTCATTACTATATAAATTATAATTATTAGACACGCTATTATTTTTTAAAGGTTTTACACCTAAATTATTCATTATATATATAATAAACAATTAAAATATTCTTTTATGAATTATCTTTATATTTTTAATATTAGGAAAGTTATTCTTATCTTTTTTATCAAATTCGTAAAAATAATCATAAGGATCTATTATTTTTTCGTCATATTTTATCATCTTCAATTCACCAATAAGTAAATAATAATTTTTATCACTATCTATTGCATAAGAGTAAGGAACATCATTATTTCCAACTGGTGCTACAAACTTTACTATTTCTTTATTCGTTGTAAAAGAATATATTTGTTCCCCAATATAAATATATTTTCCAGTACCCATTTTTAATAAAATACTATTTCCATCAAAGTATTTTCCATATCCTCCTGAAAATTCAGTCATCGGATTTTTAGGACTCTTTCCAATAAATACTTCTTGCGCATTATATTTTGCAACAAGTTCAACATAAATCCATGGAGCAACTTCTTCTTTTAATACATCTTTGGGTACTTTATAAATATAAACTTCCGAATTTTTAACATAAACTAAAAAAGGACGACTATAATTATCGTGAATATAATATTTTTTATATCCAGGATGGCTAGTCTTTTTGAATTCCGGATTATTTTTTTTTAATGTTCGCATATTTCCACAAAAATATTTTTTATCCATTTTATGTTTTTTATAACCGGCTCTTATCTTAGTTGCATTTTCTGCAAAATTATTGTAGCCTATAAATTTGTGAACATATCCTTTTTCTAACTCTAATCCGCGAATATATTTGTAAGAAATGCCATATTTGCGACGAGTATTTCTTTTTCTATAAGATACAAATTTGGAACAATCCGGTTTATTCTCATAAATTTCTTCCTTTTCTTTTCCCGCATATTTAACCCATCTTTTATTTCCCGTTTTAGTAGAAGATATAATCCATTCTTTTCCATCAAGACCTGTTTTAATAACACCTATTTTTTCCGCATGTGCACAATATCCTAATCCTTTAGGGCTTGGCTCATCCCCTTTATATGTTTTTTTATCATCATTTTTGCAAAATGGCATATATTATTAAATAATATTTTATTTTAGGAGTAACTCCTAAAAGTTAGGAGTTTGATTTTTCGCGATTTTAACGAATGTACAATGACATAATTAATATATATACAAATCCATCAAATAATTACTCCTTAAAATCCGCATTTTAAACTCCTAAAATCTGCCCCGACACGCTAACCATTTAGGAGTTACTCCTAACTTTTAACCGCAAAACATTTCACCGAAATCGAAATTTTGCGGTTAAAACAGGGGATCAATGAAAAATACTCCATTTCACCGAAGCCTTTTTCACATTGACTCAATGTAAAAAAGTTACTCCTAGAATTGTAACCGCAAAATTTTATTTCGGTGAAATGGTTTTGCGGTTAAAATTTCCCAATACTTTTTTTTTCTTAAAAATATTTTTATAAAATTATTGATCTAAACACAATAAATTCAAAAACCCCAATTTTTAAAAAATTCTAGGAGTTAGGAGTAAAAATTTTGAAAAAAAAATCTCATTTCAAATTTTTTTTTTTGAAATTGAAATTTAAAATTTTTTTTTTTTTGCCGCCGAAAAAAAAAATTTGAAACGAGTTTTTTTTTTCATTTTTTTTACTCCTAACTCCTAGAATTTTTCATTTTTACATTATTTTTATTTTATTGATATATAAACATTAAATTTATTAAAAAGTAAAAAACTAAAAAAAATCATTGGGGCAATTTAACCGCAAAACCATTTCACCGAAATAAAATTTTGCGGCAAAAAGTTAGGAGTAACTTTTTCACATTAAATCAATGTAAAAACCTTTTGGTGAAATGGAGTATTTTTCATTGATCCCCATTTTTAACCGCAAAATTTGTCCCCTAAATGCCGATTTTGCGGCAAAATTCTAGGAGTAGCCGGCATACGCTCGTTTTTTATCGAAACGACTTATGTGCACTAGTTTGCATTTTTCGGTTAAAATATTATTATTTTACAAATAATGTTTTGAATATTTAAAATATTATATATAAAAATATTTTCATTTGATAAATAATTTTTCAAAAAATGGAAAAAATTTTCAAAAACTTTCAAAAATTTTTGATTTTTTTTGAGACCCGAAACGATCAAAAGAAGATTTTTTACTATTATGATAAACACTCTAATCAAAACATTATTTGTAAACATAGTTTAAAAATACACTAAAAATAAAATCAATACACGCAAAGCGTTTCATATTTTCGAAAAAAAAATGAAAATTTTCAAAAAAAAATAAAAAATATTTTATAATAATTTATAGATTCTCACATTAATTTAATGTAAACTTCAAAAAAATAAATCTCTAAAAATACAAAATCAGTACACGCGAAGCATTTCATTTTTTTCGAAAAATCCGATTCAAAAAAATTTCAAAAATTTTAATTTTCAAAAAAATATTTTTCATAAAAAATGATATAAACACATTAATTTATTGAGTCCGCTAAACATTTTTAACCCCGAAAATACAAAACTAGTACACGCGAAGCGTTTCAGAAAAATCCGCAACTCCTAAAAAATTTTAGGACTAACCGCAGCACTCCTAATTTTTGCTGCGGTTGCTGCAGCAGCTTTTTTAGGAGTGCTGCAGCAACCGCAGCAACTCCTAAATTCTAGGAGTAACGCACAGTAAATTACGCTGCAACTTTTATTTGCAATTTTATCAGTTAAATTCCATTAAAATTTAAATATATAATTATATTTAAAATCGTATTATAAAATAAGATATAAGACATAAAATGAGCTTTTATGAATGTAAGAGGTGTTTTTATCAAACTAGATATAAGAATGATATGAGGAAACATTTAAACATAAAGGATAAATGCCCTAGAAAAAACATAACATGTAAAATGACAAATGAAGAGTTAGATGCCCTTAGTCTACTAAAAAATCAAGAAGAAAGTATTCAAAAAAAACCAGAAAATACAATTGATATTAAAGATTATTATGTAAGTACCGATGATATTTTTGATGGAATAGAAAGTGATATTACTGAAACAGACAATTTATCATGTAAATACTGTTCTAAAAAGTTTAGTAGAAAGTATAATCTAAAAATTCATTTAGATACACGGTGTAAAAAAAGGAAAGAGGTAGAAAGTGTTGAAATAAATAATAATAACAACACTACCAATTACATTTATAATAATAATACAATTAATAATACAACAAATAATAATATTATGGTTAATATCGTAATGAATCCATTTGAAACCAAATTTGACACGTCCCACATTGATGATTTAACAAAAATGGATATGATTATTAATATTATTTTTACGAAAGCTCTAGAACACATATTAGAAAATAAGAATAATTTAAACTTATTAGTAGAAGAAGGGCATGACTCTGCAATTGTTTATAAAAATGATGTTGATAAATTTGTGCGAATGAAAAAAGAAGACTTTTCTCAATCTATTATGAAAAACATGAAAAATGTTTTAACAGAAATGAATGATGAAATAGAGAAAAATCCATATTTGACAAAAAGAATAGATGAGATTATAGAACTTAAATATAAAAATTATATTGAAGAAAAGAAAACGAATGAAATGGTAAATGACATGATATGTAAAATATATGATCAAAAAAAGCTGGAAATACAAGAATTATTCAAAAATGCAAATAATAATGAAGATATCATTATATATTAATATTCCGGTATATAGTTTCATTCTCATTATCAGCATTCATTAAATCTTCTACCTTTGATAAATAGTTTCCTACAAACTCTTTATCATTTTTATTTATAAATTGAAATCTAAAATCAGGATATAGAATAATGTGTTCAACCGCCAATGCAATATTATAATTTTTATTATATTGTAAAAATAGGAAAATATCCTCATTTTCATTTATTATAGAATCCACAATGTTTGTTTTGTCAAAATCAGGATATAATCCATTTAGTTTCACATGCATTGGAATTTCAATGAAGTGATCATCATATATTGTTTTAGTATCTATTTTTTCAAAATTATTATTAAATGACAATAATGTTATTGTTGACATAGTATGTTTTATATTTTATTATAATAAATTGTATTGTCTTAAATTGGTTATTTAATAATAAATGACATCGATTCCAAATTCTTTATGCAAATCTTCAATGTCAGAATCTGATATATCTATGCAAAAATGAACAGGAATTTCATTGATTTTCTTACATCTTTGTAAAATATATCTAAGACCCTTAGTACTAATATTTTCACACTGTGATATATTAACTTTTTCTAAAAAAAGACAATGAAAGGATAGTTGAAGTAAACTTTCATCAGTCACTTCCCAGCATGATTCTGCACTAATTTCTTGTAAATATTTGCATTTCAATGCTAAATAAGTAATTCCTAAATCTGTAATTTCCAAGCAGTAAGAAAAATTAATATTTTTCAAATTGGGACATGAAAAAGCAATATATTTAAGTGCATCATCTGTAATATTACAAGAAATAATATTAAGATCCCTAATTTTTTTAGAACCATATACTAAGACTTGAATACCAACATCACTTATTTGTTCACATCCTTCCAATATTAATTTTCTTAAATTTGGACATCCATCACCTAAATGTTTCAAACCATAATCTGAAAATTCAGTACATTCTTTCAGATTCAAATAAGTCAAGTTTTCACACTTCCCCAAGCTTTTTAAGCCCTGATCAGTAATTAATCTTAAATTTTCTAATGAAATAGATTGTAAGTTTTTACAAAAATCACCCAAATAAAGCAATGATATATCACTTATATTTATACAACCTTCTAATGATATATCTTCTAAACTCAAACATTTTTGAGCTATAGAAATAATTCCAATGTCTGTTATTTTATCACAGTTATCTAAATGCAGTTTTTTCAATTTTGTACAACCTAAAGAAAGATTTTCTAAACCTTTAGAAGTTATTTTTGTACAAAGATCTAACATAAGATGAGTTAAATCTTTATTTTTAGAAGATAATGATAATAAACCAGCATCTGTAATTTTGCTACATCCAGTTAAACATAGCATTTTCATATTTTTTAAATGATTAATGCCATAATCAGAAAGATGATAACAAGATTGTAGTTTAAGTCTATTAATATTTGCACCATATTTATTAATCTGAATTAATAAATCATCCATTAGATTATGACAAAAATTTAGATTAATTTCTTCTAATTTAGTGCATGATTTTAGAAGATTTTTTACTCCAAAAGGAGTAATATCTTTAAAACAAGACATATTAATATATGTCAACCTTTTCAATTTTTTGCCAATAAAATTAAGACTATTGTCAGTAATTTTAAGTTTCCATATATCAAATTGTAATGAAGTCAATTGAATATTTCTTTTAATAATCCATTCAAAAGATTTAGTAGTGTATATCAAATTATTGAAAAAAACTGGATCAATAACACAAAGAGTGTCCAGCCATTTTTCTCTATCCCTTTTATTATTAACAGCACTGTCAAGTAAAACGATTTCTTTCGTATTTAAAAAATTAAAAATGCATGACAAGCTATCTTTAGATAGTGCAAAAAGAGTATAAGAAATTTTTGCAGCTATCATGATTGTAGATAGAATTATTATTTAAAATAATAATATAATTCATTAACAAATATCTATCAATTTTTTAATTTATTTAGTTATAAAGCTTTATTTTTAAATATTACTAGTATTTATGGATAATACTATATCTTATAATGATTCATATTACAAGTTTGAATATAAGAATATAGTATATGAAATAAATGAAGTATCTCCATTATTGGAGCTAAAAAGACATCTTTTAGTTAAAAAAATAAAAGACCAGTGTAAAGATTATTTTCAGAAAAATAAGTTACTTAATTTAGATATTAATAATATATTACCAAGATGGATAATGCTTCAATTTAAAAATAAAACATTCTATATTGATCCAATACTTCCATATAATGCAACTGATAATGAACAATTAAAAAAGGATATTAAAATATTATCTAAATTAACCTTAACTGACGAAGAAGTAAATAAAATTATAAAAGATATTAATTTAAAAAAAAAATTTAATGATGCTATTTTAGAATTAAAAGAGTATATAAAGTCTGATTTCTATCTAAAAAACAAAAAGAATATTAAAATTACAGTTACAAATGATGAGAATTTTTATTATTATTCACTATCTTTTTTAATAGAAGATTTGAATATTTTATATGAAACCCAACAAATAAATTTCAAAATTCATAAAAATTTAATACAAAAATTATCTGAACAATATGATCATCGTAAAGATAATACATTTAAACAATTAATTATGTCTATTATTTTAAGGTATAATACATTAGAAAGTTATAACCAACAATTGGCTGTTTTACCCGAGTTTTATACATTTTTAAATAAAGAATATAATGTAAACTTTGAATTATTTGCAAGTTCTATTAATTCCCATTTCAAAAATTATTGTAGTTTATTTTATGATTTAGAGAAACAATTAAATAGTAAAGGCAATTTTAATATTATAAATTTAAAGAAGGGATTTTATACTGCAAATCCACCATTTGATGAAGAAATAATGACTAATATGGTATCAAAGTTTATAGAAAGTATGAAAAACAAAGATAATGAGCTAAGTATATTAATAACCATTCCAGCATGGGATAATCCAGAATATGGTGAATTTAGAGCACTTGAATTATTACAAAAATCAGGGTATATCCAATATATTGAAAAATTGGATAAATCCCGGGCAAAGTTTTTTGATTATTTTAAAAATAAATTTATTTATCCATGTAGTATATATATTATTTTATTACAAAATGAAAAAGGTGCTAAAAAATATCCATTATCCCAAAAATTAAAAAATATTTTAGTTAAATTTTTTCCTAACAAATAATTGTTTGTATTATAAAAATTGATTTATATACTATTAAAAATTAATATTATATAAAAATATTTTATCTAGCCTATAAAATGAGTTATGGATATATTTATATTCGTGTTAATGAATTATGGGATGCATATAATGCTTGTAAATTAGGGAAAACAGTAAGTATTCCTGATAGAGAGACAACATATGTAACAAGTGAGATTAAAAGAGGAATATTTCTTCATGTAATTGAAGTGGAATCTCATATATTAGGTGATATAGAAAGACGCTTACAAGTATATTTTAATGAATTAAACTTACATATAAAATTTAATGCTGGAACTGAATTCTATCAAAAAGAAATAATTAACTGTATATATCCTTATTTAGATGAAAATAATATTATTTATAGAAGATTATCAAAAGATCAAATTAATAGTCTGGTTAAAAGAGTTAGGGAAAAAGATAATTCGAATGAAGATCCTTCGAATGAAGATCCTTCTAATGAAGATGATGAAAAAGAACAATCTCCTACTACAGAAAATGTTCCGCAACAAGTCATGCATTATGAACCACGTGACTATCAATTAATAATTATTGAAAAATCAGTTGAATATTTTCAGGATAGTGGAAAAGGGTTACTAATTATTCCATGTGGAGTTGGAAAAACTCTTATTTCATTATGGATTACTCAAAAACTAAATTCAAATACTATTCTCATAGGAGTTCCAAATAAATTATTGTTAAAACAATGGGAGAAAGTGGTCAATATTCTATTTCCAAATGTTCCATACTTAATTGT